CGAAAGACGGCATATAATTTCCCTTCATGGCTGCGGCTGCAGCAAGATTTACCGAAGTCGTCGAGTCGGCACCAACCGGTAACACGCTCGTCTCTCTCAGTGATGCGGATCGTGCGACAATGCACGGTCCCGTAAATGATTGACCGTTGACCTCGACCGATTGGCCGGGCTCGATCTCGATTGAGTCTGTGACTAGAGCCCCGATTGAGGCTTGCCAAGTGTGACCCGCTGCGGCCTGTGCGATTACCTGCTTGCAAATCTCGCTTTGGCCGGTAACTAGCCCTGAAATTACGAGGCTTTTGCCGTCGTTTGCGATCGAATCCGTCAGCCCCAGCGTGGTTTCGACTGTCTTTTTATGGTCAAGCAGGATCGGAATTTGGTGGTCTGAAACCAGCCCAGCCAAGTCGATGATTACCGGGTAGGGAAACCCCTCGACATTGAGCAGCCCGCCCGAATACGCGAGAATTTTGAACCGTTTTTGTCCAGTTTTTGGCGCGTTTTCGGCTGCGTTTAGCTCGATTGCGGCGGTGAAATTGAGTTTTTTCATTGTGGTGTCACCTGCGGATATCTTGCCTGTGCTGGCTGCGGCGGGATTGGCTGTGGCGTCAGTCCGAACGTCTGATCAAACACCGCTTTTTTGTAATCTGCCACCGTCACGCCGAACGCTGCGGCGGAACTGGCGGCTCCGGTTTCCCAGTCCATCCCGTTCTCGGAATAAACTTGGGAGATAGAACATTGACCCGTTGATATTCGCTGGGCGTTGGTCGATACGGTGTCTGCTGGATCGATATCCGGCAGCGGCGGCCAGTTCCATTCGTGTCTGATTTGGTCGATTGGCGGCCCACCTGCGAGCAAACCCGGAACGAAGACGGCGGCTTCGAGAAACCACTGGAATACCGGCTCAGCGATGGTTAGCTCAAAATGATTTTGCTCGGTTTCAACTTCTGGTCGCCACACGTTGCGAATGTCGCCTTTGTAGCTCGAAAAGTTGCTGTCCTTGGCGGTCCCGGCAGCCAATGCGTACGGCATGTTTGTACAACGACAGAAGCTCATTAACGCCTGTCGCTGGAACATATCGTACAGCGGTCCCGGTTGTTTCGGCTCGATCTGACCGACATCCCACCCCTCGGGAATCACCGTCAGCATGTTGCGAGCGAGCTCCATTTCGGCGAAGTCTGTCGGAGCGACTGCAGGATCAACGGCGGCGGAATTTGACTTCATGTAGATCGCGAAATTGGCAGCAGACTCAGCCGAAAACAGCGTTGCTAATTCTTGCCGGCGCATAATGGGTAGCGTCTGTAGCGACGGTGTTACTCGCGGAATGCCTCGCGTCTGCCCCGGTCGTTCGGCACGGAATAAATGCAGCACCTCGTTGGCCGAATACCATTCACCTTTGAGCGTCGATACGGGGATGTTCGAGCCGGGGTGATGATCGTAGACGTAGTATTCGATTTCGTTCGTGTTCGCGTCGAACCTCACCCCGTCATCAACGTACGCATCCTGCAGGATTGCACCCGTCCATGGTGTAGCGATCTGTTCGGTTTCAAATATTTTTAGGTCGAGCGACAGCGGATAATTACGAGGACGCTCAGCCCGCATGATGAACGATTCGCCGTCCCGGAACTCAGCCCCGTAGACGGTTCGGTATTTTGATGCCAGCTTGATTTTTTTTGACCACGCATTGTAGGCCAGTTCAAGTCGCTGATTGAACTCTGGATTTGCCGTCATCACCTGAAGTCGCGGCCCTCGCCCGATGATGTGATTGACTGCGGTTCTGATCATCCCCGAATACCACGAATTATTAGCGGCCTCGTAGCGTGATCGGATGCGGATCACCCGGCGAACACCCGGCGACAGCTCAGCGCGAGCAGACAGATTGTCGCTTGCGGCCCAGTGGTTTTTGTTTTCGCGCGTTGTCTGCGCGATGTCGAACGTGGCTCGCAGCGGCTTTGGCTTGCGGAAGAAATCCAGGATGCCCATTATTGAGCCCCCGGCGGGACGATTTTCATGAACATCGTCTTCAGCGCCTTGGCCGGTGATGCGGCTGCGGCGTTGGCTCGACCGTATTTGTCAGCGGCGATCTGGTCCGCCAGCGGTCGATTAGAAACACTGATCCCATCAGCCGAAAATGACTGCGGCTTGGCGGCATCGGCGGCGATTTGGTCGGAAAGTGTTGTCATGCACGGAGAATAAATCTCTCAACGTGCGATGAAAATACCACATTGTTACCGGTAGCAAATCAATTAAAATATTTTCTAACGTCGCGGGTTTTGATTCTTCGCTCGCTCGTCACGTTGAGTTTTCCGCAGTGGTTGCATCGCCTTTCGCGCAGCGTGAAGCCCTCGGATTGTGTCGTCCTGCCGACGGATGTCAGCACCTGACCGCATCCCCCGCACTCGATCCCGTGGCCAGGCATTTTAAATTCCCGTCGTTCTGTCATCGTCGCACCGGCATTACGAATGTTCGTCGTTCCTTTTGTTTGACCTCGGTGCCCGGAACGCATACGCCCAGCATTGAGGCTGCCACACAATTGCCTACGTAAGTATCAAGCCAGTCGTTATCACGTCCCGGCAGTGCCTCCCATGTTACCCCCGCTGATCCGTCGTAGACAATGGTTTTGGATTGCTCGGCAGTAAAATGCTCCGCTAACATTTGGTGCTCGTGCTCATGCGACCCCGGCAGCAGCACGGCAGACGGAGCCCCCGGAATGGTTTCGAGTCGTCTCGCCCCGATCGATTTGAATTGGTTCGCGTCGTAATCCACGAACACGGGCGATTGGCTTCGCCGCTCGACCCAGTGCGACCCAGTGTTGCGATCCTTATTGGGATCCCCGTAATAGTGGACTGGCTTTTTTCCCGGCTTCGGCCCAAATCCTTTTGACGGCCTTATCCGGTTTTTATTTGCCGAAAGACTGACTTGAGATTCAATCAACCGTTTTTGCCCACCGTCCGACCAATCTTTCAGGATTAAATCCATCTGCCTCGACACGCCGATTTCGTCTCGCCAATCCTGCAGCAGCATCGCGTCGAGGTGGTTGTGAGCGTGAACGAATGCTTCCTCCCAACTTCGCCCCGGTAGCTTGGACTCGATCGTGTGCGGCAATTCCGACTTGTAAAATTCACGTCGGCCCTGATCTGGCCACGTTCCGTAGTCAACGATCCAGCCGGTAAAGTCTTTTTGCCACGCGACCACCATCCACCACAGCACATGGTCCGACGAGTCGACAAACGCGGTTAGGTACTGCGATTTGGCTGGGACGATTCCACGCGGAATCCCCGACAGTCGGCGAGTGATTGCGACCCCGTTGAGCTGCGTTAGCCCGCTGGCTGGCGGTGCCCCTTCCTGCTGCAGTTCGCATCGAAAAAAGTCCGGTTGAAGCGAGCGGATCGTCATGCACCACTGCAGCGCGGAGATAAATTCCTCGGGCTTGTCGTCCTCCCAAGACACGGCCCCGCCTTCGTCAAGATCGGCGCGATTGTCCCGGTAAAACGCTGTGGCCATCGCGAACCCGTCCTCTGGTTTGTCTCCGTCCCGCAGCAAGTCCTCGTATTCTTTCCACCTCGCTTTGTTAGTCGGCTCGTGAATGAGAACCGGGTATTTTGACCCATCCCAATCAGCATGCCTTTCTCGATCGCAATATCGCATCGTTAGATCATCGACCTCGCGGACTGTGCAAACCATAATTGCCGCGATCGTTTCCCCGAGTCCTGCCAGCCCCATGAACGTGGTGTCGATTTTGTTTTCGCGGCTGTCGGTTTGCAGCGGCGATTTGGCGGACTGCGGCGTTTGCACGTCGTCGAAAATAAGCAAGTCTGGCCGGATCACCTTGCCGGTGTCGTCGACAAATGAAAGCCCCGATACGTCGGTACTCATCAAGGAATACGGCGCCACCCTTGCTTCACTGCAGTCGGTCCCGGCGATGCTCGGAAATATGATCGTCCCCCGATCGTCCTTGTGGCTGACCGTCAGCACCTCGCCGTTGAGTCTGAGTGTTTTCTTTGGGTTTTTTCGCTTGAACAACAGCGGAATTAGCTCGGGAAAATCGTCTCGAAGCTCCCGCGATGATTCGAGTGTTTTAAACAGATTGTCTCTGTGCTCGTTGCTTTTGTCGTCGGTTGCTCCCACCAGCACGGGGAATTTGCGGTGTCCGTAAAGCACGGCCCAGGCGGTTGCGATGCGTGCGAGCGTCGATTTAAGGCCACCTCGGCGGACGGCTCGGCAGCGTTTGCCTCCGTTCAAAATCACTGATTGGAATGCGTCGCACATCTCAATCTGGTATGGCGAAAGCCCCCGGTAACACGCGGCTTTCATGTACGTCAGAGCGAACCGTTTTAGATCTCGTCGGCATGACTCGCGGCGTCGTGGATCGCGAATCTCGGGTAGAGGTCCGATCTCCTGAGACAGTGCGGTACGCTCGTTTTGTGCGGCATTGACTCGATCGCTGTGGTTTTGCGCGTTGCCGGCGTTGGCGGAATTGAGTCGCGGTGAATTGTCAAATAACGAAAACCCATAATCCGCAACGTGCCACTGGTCAATCTCGTTAACTTCCGTCGGATTTTTGGCTGATTTCATTAAGTCGAGATAATGCGATTTCTCGGCAACGCTCAAAGTTTTCCTCCGTGATTACAACGTGCTCGTGTCGGATTGGCTGTTGGGTTTTTGGTTTTTGCTTGTCTTCATGAACCCGAATCGCGTGAAGCACTCGCCCTGCAGCGACCTTGGATCGTGTGTCGCCATTTAGCAGGATGTCGGCCATGACCTCTGGCAGGAGTTCGATGATTTCTTGCGGAATGCTCGATCCCGATTTGAGTACCTTGGCGATTTGATTGCATTCCGACGTTGCTCGCCTTGGATCAATCGCCAACGCTGGTCGCGTTTCGGCGGTTCGACTGGCTTCTTCGAGTTTTTGCAGTGATTGCAGACTGCGGCCGGCTCCGTTGTACTCTCCGATTTCCACCTGCTTTTGATAGATGTGGCGAGTCGCGCAGATTTGCCATCCACCGTGAGTCTCGATCCATTGGCGAGCGTCGCGTATTAGCGGATCGGCGTCACAAATTCCTGCGAGATTTTTGACGGAGTCGCGGATTGTGGTCTCGGAATTTCCGTCGAGAATCCACGAAACAACCTGATCGGTTGTCACGTCTGGTGGTGGCTGCGGCAGATTGTCGTCTGTCATTTCTGGTTGCTCGATACGATGAAATCTTCGATCCACGCTCGGTGAAACTCAAATAGCGGACGACTGTTCGTTATTTGCATTTGCTCGACCGATTTGCACGATCGAAGGTTTCCGCTGCCTTCAATGGAATAGCACTGGCCGTCTGTCATTTCCATTAGCATGATTTTTGCGTGAGTCCTGAGTCCGAAGACCCTTCCTCCGCGATTTTCTATTTCTGTTTTGGTCCAATTGAACAGCGGCCTTTCGGCACCACGAAAGTAATGGCTCGTGATTATTGTTGCGGTTTTGATTTTTTTTGCGTCAATTCCCCGGCATATGGTTCCTGTGTTTTCCTCGTTGAGACCCAGAGTCATCACGTACAGCGTTTCGATTGTTGCTGGATTTGATAGTCGCCGAATCGCTGGAATTAAATCACACGGCTGAAACCGACCGTCAATAATTAAATGCAGTGTCTCTTCTTCTTGTGGCAGTTTGATTGCGTGCTCGATCGCGTTTTGCTCGCGTCGCGCATCCACAAACGACCGTCGCTTTGCCCTGGTGATTTGGATCAGGTTTGGCGCAATCCTACCCGCAAGACACTTGTCTTCCGGCTGCGGTTTTTCTGCTGCGTCCACTTTGGCAGAATTCTGCTTGACGGTTAGTGGCTTGCGGTTGATTTCGAGCATACGGTTCTCCGTTGTGCGTGCGTCGGTAACTAGTTGCATTGTAACGGGTTGCGTATGCAGCGTCAATTAAAAATCAGGCTGAAAAGCTTGTTGTTTTTTCTTTGATGCTGATTTGGAAATGCTAAATTTCTGCTGTCCAGTTTTGCTGCTGCGTCCGCTTTGCACGTTGCCGCTTTTGCTTTTTCCTGAGTTGACTTTACCGGCCATAATTCCCCCGCTCCCCTAAAAAATACTCGGAACTTAAATAAAAACTCAACGGAATGGCTTTGTGTATGCACTTAAACGGCAAAACTCGCTAGGAGGGACCCATTGTTTTTTTCAGACCACTGCAGAAGTAATCTCGAACGTGCTCGACCCAGCCACAAACGTCGAAAATGTCGTCCCCCGACTTGTCGTAATTCGATAGGTGGCCAACGGTGTCAACCCCACAAACTGAGCAAGCCCGTTGCTGTCTGATGTTACCGTCTTGATAACCGGGCTCACGGCCTCACCTGTTGCCCCGCTGGCTGTGCGTGTCATCTGGATTGATACCACGACCCCTGATTGTATCACCGTCCCTGTGGTGTCGGTCGTGTAAAGATATCCCGTCACGCCCCCCGATGGGCTCGGCGTGATCGTGATCGCGGTTAGCTGGTACGTCTGCGATGTGGTCCCCGAGACAACCAGCGATGCAGTGTTCCCCTGGTAGCCGTTGGCCGTCACGACGATTGAGTACGTCCCGTTGTCCAGCGACAGCACGGAGACCCCGCTGACGTTGGTTGTAAGCGTCCCCTCAATCAGCCCGTTTTTCCACGCAGTTACCGTGGCCCCTTGGATCGCAACAGACGACGTCGTTTGAATCGTGATTGTCACCGGGTTTGCACCCGACCCACCCCCACCTGTCGGTGCGTTGGCGAGAAATGCAATCGACCCCACCCCGGTAGACACAAGCACGCCTGTGGCGGACACACCCCCGATTTGCGTTGCGTTAGATGACACAACCCCCGCAGAAACCTGTGCTTGGTCCGCCCCGGTTCCGCTGGTCAAAAGACTCGCGTTTGTCGTCACCGCAGTATCTGGCAACGCGGTTAACCCACCGTTTGTAGCTTTGACAATCACCAGCATTCGCTGAATTGGATCGCAAGTCGCTTCGGTGAACCTCACCCACAAATCACCAAGAGTGTTCGTGTCACTTGTCGTGAGCGTGAATTTGTAGAGGTTGTTTCCAACACTGGTTGCGGTCGATGCACCGGCGCTTGGGTTTGCGTATGCTGCCCCATTTTTGGAAATTGTCACCGTTGGCGACAATGCTGAACCGGCTTCTGTAATATGATCGGATGCCAAATACATTGGCAACGTCACTATATGAGACGTTGATTGTGGGAAGCTCATTTGTCGTTTATTCCGCCTTCCGTAAAGACTCTCGCTCGACCTAATCCACCACCGCTTGACGCGGTAACCGCCTCAATTTTGGGGACGATTGGATACACCGCCAGTTGGTTATCGGTAAATGCGATGCTGCTCGGCGATGTCGTCGCAAACAGCAGTCCTGAGTATGACTCGCGAATTGCCTGAGAGGAAAATGTCGGAACAACCTGCGTGGTGAATGCGGTCGCAGATGTCATATTCAGGACGAATCGATACTGCGTCCCGGCGGTCATCGACAGCGAATCAAATAGCGGGACGAAGTGAGCAAACACCCCGCCCACACCGGATGCCAGCTTGTCTACGACAAACGTAGGAGCTGATCCCAATAGCGTTGGGGTGGATCCAGAATAGACCGACAAAACAAAATTGGATCCGGATGCCACGCGGGCACTCACATACACGCCAGCGCAAACGCAATCGACTGGCGGGGTAAATGTGTTGCCGACGTAAAATGGATTGCTTGACGAATTTGGCGTTGAGTTTGCAAGTGACGACGGGCAAACAAATCCAGTACCGACGTAGCCATCGGCGTAAATCGGAGCAATTGCCGGCGCTCCTGCCGTTACCACAGCCCACGTTCCCGCTGATTGTTGTGCGGCGTACGGCAGCCCAACGCTACCCCCGGCGCTGGTTACTCTGGTCGCAATTGTGGCTGTGGATCCTGCTGCTGCTGACGCGGAATTGATTACGATTTGCATCTGGTCGCC